TTATGAGTGGTGATTACAATATTGTTGGTGATACTATCTTCTTCACTACTCCACCTTACGGTAAAATTGGTCCAGTTGGTCTTGAAACGGGATCTACTTTTAATGGTAGAGCATTCAGTAGAAGATTTGATCCAGATAAGACTGAAGATCAGAATGTAGTATTTGATGATATTTCCCTTGCATTTACTGGTATCGCAGCTACTGAATTTACCCTTAAAGTTCAGGGTGATACTACAACTGCGGCATATAACGATGTAAACAAAGGAACTGATATCAACAATAATCCTTTTGTCTTTATCAACAATGTGTTCCAACGTCCTAGACAAGACTTCACTGTTGATGGATCTTCTGCAAACGTTTTGAGATTCCTCACAGGAACTCCAAGTGCAGGTAGAATTTCTAAGGTTGCAATCACCACTGGATTTGGTTATCAAACACCTCTAGCTGCAGCAGGTATTGCAAGTGTTGGTAATGGTATTTCTGGAGTAACTACTGCAATTTCTACAGTCGCTGAAGACGGACAAGCACTAACGTTTAGTGCTGACGGTACTAAATTCCTTGTTGGTGATAAGACTGGTGAACCTGATGCAATTTTTGTTGGTACTTTATCAACCGCATGGGCAATTGATAGTGTTTCTGGAATTACTTCCGTTTCTTTCAATCATGATGGTGGTATACATGGTATGGTATTCAATGATGATGGAACTGAATTGTGGTTCACTGGCACATCAAATGACTCTATCAAGAAAATAACTCTTGCAACTCCATATGATTATACGACAAATGTAGGAACTTCTACGAACACAGTTTCTTCTGCTAATCTTAATGCCATTCAGGACCCAGTAGTGAGTGGGCCAATATCCCCAAGAGGACTTGGTATTTCTTCCACAGGATCTTATGTTTATGTACTCGAACTGAATGGTATTGCCCAGGTTAAATTGGACACTCCTTGGGATCTTGATTCTTATAATGTTGGACTGAGTACTTTTGTTCAAATTGATGCTACAAATGGTGTCACAGAGTTTGCTGGTGGACCAACATTAGATTCTCCTAGAGGAATTGCATTTGCTCACAATGACACTTACATGTATCTCGTCGATTTAACTCTCGATGCGGTACTTGAATATAAGTTATCTACCCCTGGTGATGTACGAACAGCATCTTATGTAAGATCACAATCTGTTCCCAGCAATCCAACTGATTGTTTCTTTGGGGATAATAAGTTCTTTGTATTGCAGGAAGAATCATTGAGCACTCTTGATTATACAGGTCAACCAGGAACAATTTATGATATTGAAATGACTGGTTCTGGTAGAGGATATCAATTTAAACCAGGAGTAAGTATTGCATCGTCTATCGTTGGAACTGCGGCATCTATTACTACAGTCCTAGGTGCGGGTGGTACTGTAACTTCCTTTATTGTGAGTGAAGTTGGTGCTGGTTACAGTGCATCTTCTCCAGTTTCTGTCCTTGTAACTCAACCAACTGGATATTCAAATATGGATCTCCACTATGCTGGTGTAAGTACTGGTATTGGTATTGAGGCAACTGCAAAAGTCAAGATAGGAGTTGGTTCAAGTATTGTAGATTTTGAAATCGATGATCACGGAAGAGCTTACAAGGTAGGCGATAAACTAATTGTTCCTGGATTGATTCAAGACCCAAATGCAGGTTCCTTTGAAGAGTTCCAGATTACAGTGGAAGAAGTTCAGACAGATAAGTTTGCTGGGTTCTATCCTGGTCAGTTTATCCTCTTTGATGATTTCGCATCACAATTCAATGGATTTAGGAAGAAGTTTACTCTAACTCAAACTGAGAACGGAGTTACTGACATCGTAAGTCTTAAGAAACTAGATGGTTCCGACTTGGTTCTTGAAAATAATCTATTCATCTATGTTAACGACATTCTCCAAGAACCCAGAAAGGCATATAAATTCCGTGGATCTAGAGTCATCTTTACTGAGGCTCCAAAACCAAATTCAACATGTACTGTCATGTTCTACAGAGGATCCAGTATTGATGTTGAAACTGTAATTCCACCAGAAAGTCTTAAGAGAGGTGATGGTGTTATTATTGCAGAGAACAGAAATGATCCTTTTGATAGAGATCAATTTGAAAGAATTGTTAGAGATATTAAAGCATCTGACGAATTCGATACATTCTCTTACGCAAGTGTTGGTATTGATACTAATCCCGATAATGTCAGACCTTTGACCTGGAAAAAACAAACGTTTGATAGAATTATCAATGGTTCCATTATTTCCAAATCTAGACCTGGACTTTCTGGAAGAATCGTTCCAAATGCAAGAGTAATTAATGATGTAAAACTTGGCGATACTGAAATTTACGTTGATAATGCATTCCCAATCTTTAGTGAACTTGACACAATTTCAGAAGATGATAGACACATTTATATCGTAGAAGATAGAGCAACTCAAGTAGCAATAGCAACGGCAGTTGTCTCCAGCGCTTCAACTATCAGTTCTTTTGTTATTAATAATGCTGGTGTGGGATATGCTTATACTGACAGTCCTATTATTAACATTTCTTCCACTGCAATTAAATCAAAAGATCCAATCAATGATTGGAAGACAACTTCTGGAATTGGTTCTACCACTATTACGTTTAACTCCATTGAAAAGGGTAATGTATCGATTACAGTTGGTAGTGGATCCAGATACGCATTTAGTGCTGGTTCTGATGTTTGGTTCGATAATACTCTTGGATTTGGTCATACAATCACTTTCAACTCAGTTGCAGTTGGTGGAACTAATGTTTACATGGTTGTTGGTCAATATGGTTATATCAGAAGATCTATTGGTTATGGTCAAACCATTGATACTTCCTGGACTACAATGGCACTCAAGGAAGATAGATCAATCCCCGCTCAGGGAATTGTAAACATTGTCAATAGTACATATGGAGATGCTGGTCAATCTTTCAATGATATAGTTTATTCTCCTTTCTTGAATAAGTGGGCTGCAGTAGGAACTGCAGGATCTATCTTCAGTGCAACTGGACTTTCAACTGATAGGTTTATAAGTGTAACTTCTAACTCTATTCAGAGTATTAACAGCGTTGTTGCAACTGGTGAAGGTATTATTGCAGTTGGAAATAATGGAACTGTATTGACTTCTCCAAATGGTCAAATTTATTCATCCCTGGGAATCGCTGGATTAGCTGGATTTAATCTGAATAAGATTATTTACTCTAATGGTAAGTATGTAATTTGTGGATCTGGTGGTGTTATTGCTACAGGTGATAAATTCTCTACGATTGCAAAAGTTACAACGAACTTAACTACTGAGATTGTCAGTGTTGATTATCAGGATATCTATGTTGCAATTGATGTAAATGGTGATCTATATTATTCATTTGATGCATCAACTTGGATTCAGAGAGATGTTGCAAATGTTGGATCAAACACTTTGAAAGATCTTTCTTTTGCACCAGAATATGGTGCAGATGGTAGATACATTGTGGTTGGTTCTGGTTCTACAGTCATAGTTTCTGATCAGGTGTTCAATAGAGCAACTGGAGAAACATCACAGACTAATGGAATTGTAACTTCTATCACCGTTACCAATGGTGGATTTGGTTATTCTCAAGATAACCCACCATCTGTATTGATAGAAAGTCCACTTGTTAAGAAAGAGAAAGTTGATTCTGTTAAAGCAGAGGGTGATTTTGGTACAATTATTGGAATTAATACATTCGGCGCAGGAACCGTTGGATTCGGAACCACAACGCCTAAGATGGAATTTGTTCTCAAGTCTGAAACTTATGACAATACTGCTCTTGGAATTGGTTATTCTTCACTGAATACTTTTGGTGTATCTTACTCTCAACTTTCTAAGGGTGATTATTTTGTAATTCAAAATAGTAATGTTGCAATTGGACGTACATTAGTTGGAATCACTACATTGGATGGATTGAATGGAATGGCCAATTATCCAGACTCTGTTGTCGGTATCATGCGTACTGAACAAGGATTCATTGATGGTGTCTATCGAGTTGAACATGTAACAACTGCTCAGGCAGGTATTGTTACTGTAACATGTAACTTTAATAGTAATGATGCTTCTGTTGCGGGTGAATCTATCCAAGTTTACAGAAGAGGTGCTGATGTTAGTGGAGTTAACACCAATGGATTCTACGGACATTATAGTTGGGGTAAAATCTACGACTTTAGAAATAGAGTTTTAGGAAAACCCCAGTCATTTACAGTTGATAGAGACCAAGGAATTGTTGGATTGGAGACTGCTCCATTCATTTACAGATCTAGGTCAATTTAATTCAATAAATACTAAGAAGGAAAACCCCTGTTTGTTCTAAAATGCCTGCAATTATATCGGATCAATTTAGGATTCTTAACGCCGAGAATTTCGTAAAGAACATTACCGGCGCTGCGAGTACTACTGATAAGTATTATACGTTCATTGGTATGCCCAATGCCTTGGAACCGCAGGCAGGTGGCGCATCAGATTGGGCAACTAATACTCCATCCCCACTGGATGGGTTTAAAGAAGAAAACGAAATCAAGCAATCAATTATTGCAATGAGGCAAATTACGTCACAAGACGTAAGACGACTTGTAAGAAAGGTTGAGTGGGTTTCGGGTACAACGTATGAAATGTATAGACATGACTATAGTGTCTATAACAGAACTCCAGTTAATGAAGCAACTTCATTATATCAATCAAATTACTACGTTATTAACGATGATTTAAGAGTTTATATCTGTCTACAGAATGGTACTGATCCAGAAAACCCTGCAGGAAAACCATCATATGATGTACCGAATTTTATCGATTTAGAACCAAGAGCTGCAGGTACTTCTGGTGATGGATATATTTGGAAATATCTCTTCACAATTAAACCATCTGAGATTGTAAAATTTGATTCTATTGAATATATTCCAGTTCCTGAAAGTTGGGGTAGTTCCACTGAAACTGCATCTACTAAGAATAATGCAGTTGATGGTAAAGTAGAAACAATTCTTATTGACAATAGAGGTTCTAACTATCAGCCAATCTCCACATCTTTCTCGAACGTACCAATTTTAGGTGATGGTACTGGAGGCAAAGCAACTATTACTATCGATTCCTTTGGAAAGGTTTCTGAAGTATTTGTAACTGATGGTGGTAAAGATTACACTTATGGAACTATCCAGTTTTATCCTGGTGCTCCAGAATCAAATGCTGGAGAATCACTTGCTAACTTAGCAAATACAGGAATTGGAACAACTTCATTTGCACAATTTAAGGTAATCATGCCACCAAAGGGAGGTCATGGTTATGACGTTTATAGAGAACTGGGTGCATATAGAGTTCTTCTCTTCTCTAGATATGAAACGATTGAAACTAATCCAGATATTATTCTCGGAAATGACTTTGCTAGAGTTGGTATTTTGAAAAATCCAACTATTCCAAATAGTAACACTGAAATATTAAGTCAAAATATGGTTAGTGGTCTTGGTGCCCTTAAGTTATCTGGTGTTACCACAGCGACAACATATGCAGTTGATTCCGTTATTAAACAAACTGTTGGTCTTGGATCTACTGCTGTTGGGTTTGTCGCTTCTTGGGATAAGACAACTGGAGTTCTTAAGTATTATCAACCAACAGGTTTAGCGTCGAGTGAATCTGGATTCAAAATTATCCCATTTACTTCGTCACCAGAACCAGGTTATGGTGTAACAATTAATTGCAATTCCATCGTAGGACCAGCACTATCGATTGACACTGCATTCCAAGGTATCACTACCTCAATAAATAATAAGATATACCAATTAGGTCTAGACTTTGTAGCTGGTATTGGATCTGCAGAATTTAATAAAAAGTCTGGTGAACTAATCTACATAGATAACAGGGCCCCAATCCCTAGATCCGCTAGCCAAAAAGAAGATATCAAAGTTGTACTGGAGTTCTAAATCAACATGGCACAGAATATCAATCTAAACGCTTCTCCATACTTTGACGATTTTGATGCGTCAAATAGTTATCAGAGGGTTTTATTCAAGCCAGGAACTCCTATTCAGGCAAGAGAACTTACTACCCTACAGTCAATTCTACAAGATCAAGTAGAACAGTTTGGTAAACACTTCTTTAAAGAAGGATCAGTCGTAATTCCTGGTCAAATTGCATATGACCCAGACTATTTTTATGTTCAAATTGATGCAAACCACTTAGGAGTTCCAGTAGAAATTTATTTGGATGCTTTGGTTGGTCAAACAATCAAGGGTCAAATTAGTGGTGTTAAGGCAAAAGTTGTAAATTATATTACCTCAGGTACATCTGAAAGAGGAAATGCAACTCTCTATGTAAAATATTCAACTGGTAGTGAAAATGATGAGGGTGCTAATGGAAATCAAAAAACCGTTTTTGATGCTGGTGAAAATCTTATAGTTACTCAGGATGTAAAGTACTCACTATCTACTATTAGATCTGAGTCTACTTTTGCTACTACTCTTCTCACCGATTCAGTTGGTGAGGGTTCTGTTGCAAAAATTGCAGAAGGTGTCTACTTTATTAGAGGATTTTTTGTAAATGTTCCTGCTCAAGAGGTAATTCTTGATCAATATGGAGATACTCCTTCCTATAGGGTTGGTCTCTTTATAAATGAAGAAATTACGGTTGCATCTACAGAAAATCCAGATTTATTTGATAATGCAAGAGGATTTTCAAACTTTGCTGCTCCAGGTGCAGATAGACTGAAAATAACTACAACTCTAATTAAAAAGAGTTTGGATGATCTAAATGATGAAGATTTTATTGAATTACTGAGAATTGAAAACGGCATAGTTCAGAAATTCGTAAAAGATAGCACATATAATGTTATTAATGATGAGCTAGCTAGAAGAACATATGATGAATCGGGTCACTATTATGTAACTCCGTTTTCTATTGAGGTAAAAGAATCTCTAAATGATCAAATTGGAAATGATGGTGTTTATCTACCAAATCAACAAACACAATCTGGAATAACTCCTTCGGACGATTTTATATCTTTACAAATTTCTCCAGGTAAAGCATATGTCAGAGGATATGAAGTAGAAACTATTAGTACCACATCTCTTGATGTACCTAAAGCCAGAACTACAGAATTAAAAGAAAATTCAAGCATTCCATTTACTCTGGGTAGACAATTTGAACTGAATAATGTCCACGGTTCTTTGCCAGTAGGATTCTCAACGTCAACAGTTTCACTACGTTCAGAAAGAACTGTAACTGGAGGAACTGCAGCGGGTCTGGAAATTGGTGTTGCGAGAGTTTATGATTTAAAACTCAAAAATGCTGATTATCAAAATGATGCTACTCCATTCGTAGTATCATTATATGACGTACAGACTTATAATTATATCAATCTTAATTCCACCATTGATTTAGCATTACCAGCTTATATTGAAGGTAAGAATAGTAGTGCTCATGGATACCTTGTAGAAGCAGTATCTGGAAGTAACCAATTAAAACTATATCAAGTATCTGGTACTTTCATCCCTAACGAACAAATTAAAATTAATGGTGAAGATGATTCCAGAACTATTCAAGATGTAAGAGATTACAGCATGAATGATGTTAAACAACTTCATTCTAGCACCGCAGCATTTACTGCGGATATTCTTTTGAACAGAGGTGTTGCCATTTCTCCTCAAGGTGATCAATTTAGTATTACTTCTGGTGGTGTAATTAAATCACCAAATCAAACATTTAGTGTAGGTATCCAAACTGGTGATATTGTTGCATATGCACAAGAAGGCGATACTGTACCTACTTTTAACAAAGTAACTGCTGTAAGTGCATCTGCAAAAACGATTACAGTAAGTGCTACAACATCGGTTACTGGAGTTTCTAATGGCGCTTTACCTGGCAGTACAATTACGGTAACTAATGTTTTAAAACTAGTTCCTCAGGAATTTAATCTTAATGAGGCATATCTTTATGCGCCTCTTGAAGAAATCAATGTTTCTGATACTAATCTATCGGAGTCCAATATTGTAATCAGAAAGGCATATGATGTTACCATTTCTGGCAATGGTTTAAATCAGACTCTTGAAACTGATAACAGTATGACTCTGGAACCATTTGATGAAGAGGATTATAACCTTACTTACACTAGCACTGGTGCAGTTGAAAGTCTTGATAGTAGTAAATTGACTGTAAATGGTAGAACTATTACGTTGCAAGATCTTAGTGTAGCTAGTGGTTCTGCAAGATTGACAGTAACTTTCAAGAAGAAAGATCTTACTCCAAAGAGTAAAGTATATAATAGAAATGCCGTATTGATTGTAGATAAGTCTTCTAAGGAAGGTTCTGGTACTGCAACTACTTCATTCCAAGATGGTCTTACTTTTGGTAAAATATTTGGAACTAGAGTTCAAGATAAACAAATTTCTCTTAATGTACCAGATGTCCAGGATGTTCTTGCTGTATTCGAGTCTAATGATGAGAATGAACCAGAATTACCAAAACTCACATTAACCAACTTCAATGCTAATATTCTCAATACTATAAAAGGCGAGTATATTAGGGGTGAAACTAGTGGAGCGGTTGCTACAGTTGTTGTTAATAACGCAACAAATCAGGTAGATTTTGTTTATCTAAATGAGCAGTCTTTCCAGGTAGATGAAAAAGTAACTTTTGCAGAGTCCCAAGTTACCGCAAATGTTTCTGCAATTTCTGTTGGTGATAGAGATATTCTTCCAAACTTTAGTTTGGTTCCAAACCAGAAACCACAATTCTGCGATTACTCTTATCTAGAAAGAAATAGCGATAGCGCTGCACCAACCAGAAAGTTAAAAGTTATTTTTAATCACTATGTTTTAAATGCTGATGATCCTGGAGATTTCGTAACTGTAGATTCTTATGAAAAACAAAGATATAAGTCGGAAATTCCTATTTTAGAAGATGGTGTTGCCGGTTGTGATATTATTGATGTTAGACCAAGAGTTGTACCATTTGATGTAGCTACCGCTACAAGATCTCCATTTGAATATAATGCAAGAGCTTTTGCAAAGGCTACAAACTCCTCACCATTTAACTTTGTATCTGATAAAGCAATCAACTTAGATTATAATTTCTATCTTGGCAGAATTGATAGAATTTATCTAAACAAAGATGGTGAGTTTTTCCTTGCAGAGGGTGTGCCATCTAAAGAACCTAAAGAACCTCAAGTTATTGATGGATCTTTGGATGTAGGAACCATTACAGTTCCACCATACGTATTTAAAACTGATGACGTGGAAGTAGTTCTTACTCCACATAAGAGATATAGAATGATCGATATCTCTCAACTTGAAGATAGAATTACCAGTGTTGAAAATTATACTGCACTTACTTTACTTGAAACTGAAACTAAAAACTTAACTATTAGAGACTCTCAGACTGGTTTGGATAGATTTAAGTCTGGATTCTTTGTTGATAACTTTAGATCAGTATTTGGTGGGGAAACTGCTGCAGCTGACTATAGATGTTCTATTGATACCACTGAAGGTCATTTAAGACCAACTCATTACACTACTGCTATTGATTTACTTCTTGGATCTGAAGCTGTTATTGGTTCATCTGGAACACCAGACCCTGCGGCTGATCTCAGATTTGTAGAAGATCTTGGAACTCCTAATACTATTAAAAAAGGTGATGTTGTTTGTCTAAATTACGATGATGTAGTTTACTTTGCAAATAAATTTGCTACTAGATCTGAAAACGTTAATCCATTCCACGTTGTCAACTGGATTGGTGCTATTGAACTCAATCCAGCAACTGATACTTGGATTGAAACTAGAAAAACTAAGAGAACTGCAGACATTGAAGGCAATTATAAGACAACTATGCAGCAAACTGGTGCTGATAGTAATACTGGTTTAGCTCCTGTAGAATGGGGTTCTTGGAATACAACTTGGAGAGGAACACAAGTAACTGGAAGAAATAGAAGTAGAACTAGAGTTAACACTAGAAGAGTTGGTAGAACTGTAACTAGAGGACCTAGAAGAAGAAGAGGTAGACTACAGACAACTAGAACCACAAGAAGAGATACTTTTATCCAGTTTACAAATACCACAACTCTTACTACCACGAGGCAACAGAGAACTGGTACTCAACTTAAAGTTACTGAAAGATTTGACTCTACAAACCTAGGAGACAGAGTTGTTTCTACTGAAGTTATTCATACAATGAGAAGTAGAAACATTGAATTTATTGCAAGAAGAATGAAACCCAATGGTAGGGTTTATCCATTCTTCGATAACGTGGATATGTCCAAATACGTTATCCCCAAACTTATTGAAATTGAGATGATATCTGGAACTTTCCAAGTTGGTGAAGTTCTTGTTGGTAATAGTGGTGCTGTTTCAGTACGAGTGAGAGTTGCAAATGCTGACCATAAGTATGGTCCTTATAATTCACCAAGTCAAACTTATAAACAGAATCCATATAAGACGGGTGAAATTTTACCAAAAGCATATTCAACTACTTCTTCAGTTCTAAACATTGATACTGCAGGGTTAGAACTTCAGTCTGCTTCTGGTTATTATGGATACATTGTGAAGGACATGAGACTTGTAGGTCAATCCAGTGGTGCAGTTGCAAAAATTAAAGATATAAGACTTAAAGCTGATAATTCTGGAACTATTATCGGTTCTCTATTCTTACCAGATCCAACTCTTTCTTCTACACCATCTTTTAGTACTGGAACAAAGACTTTCTCACTAACTTCTAGTAAAACTAAGTCAACTATTGTTGGTACTAAGGACAGTGAAGCAGAAACTACATATAGTGCTTCTGGAACTCTACAAAACGTAGAGAATCTGACTCTCAGAATGAGAAATGCAGACGTTGAGAGAAATACTCAAACTCAAGGCAGGACTCGACAGAGAACTAGAACTAGACAAAGAGCTCGTACAACCTTTAGAGATAGAACTACTGTTCAAAGAAGATGGGTTGACCCACTTGCACAATCCTTTGAAGTTCCAGATACAAACGGTATCTTTATCTCTAAAGTAGATTTCTTCTTCAGAACAGTTGATACTGCGGGTCTTCCAGTTACTTGTCAGATCAGAACAATGCAAACTGGTCTACCAACTCAAACAATTGTACCATTTGGTGAAACTGTACTAACTCCAGATCAAGTCAGTGTTTCTAACGATTCAAGTGTACCAACTACATTTGAATTCCCATCACCTGTTTATCTTGCACCAAACCAAGCATATTGTTTTGTTCTTCTATCCGCATCTAATGAATATAATGTTTGGATTTCAAGAATGGGTGAAGTAGATGTTTCTACTTTAGATAAGGCAGAATCTGAACAGATTATTGTTGCACAACAACCACTATTAGGTTCTCTATTTAAATCTCAGAACGGTGCGACATGGGATCCTGCACAGTATGAAGATCTCAAGTTAACTGCATATAGAGCAGAATTCTTTGAAGGTTCTTCTACTGCAAGATTCTATAATCCAGATCTTGATATTGGTAATAACCAAATTGCAAGTCTTGATTTGAACCCATTGGAGACTACTTCTAAATCTATTCTTGTAGGTATCGCTAAGAGTCTATCTACTACGGAAACTGGATCTTTAACTCCAGGTGTTAAAGTTCTACAACAAAATAATCCTGGATTCTCTGGAAACCTGAGAAGTCTTGTAGGTGCTATTGGTATTAGTAGTGATTTAACCATCACCAATGCAGGAACTGCGTTTACTTCTGCAAGCACTACCTATGCTAACGTAGATCTGATTTCTCTCACTGGTAAAGGTAGTGGTGCAAAAGCAACAGTTACTGTCAATGGTGGTGTTGCAGTTGCTGCTACAGTATCGATTGGTGGTACTGGTTATGCATTTGGTGATTCTTTGACAGTGGATTATGCAGATACTGGAAACTTCGGTAAGAATTTAATTCTATCAATTCCAAATACTGTTGGTGTTATCTCCGCATTTAACTCACTAATTATTGATAGAGTTCAAGGTAATATTGCAGTCGATGCTTCATCAACTCTATTCTATGTTGGTACTGGTGGAACCGCAAATATCAGCGGTGCATCAAATGTTAAATATTCAGAAACTCTAAGTGATGGACTTCACCTTAAAGTTCGTCATTCAAATCATGGAATGTATTCTGTTAATAACTTTGTTACTCTATCTGGAATTCAACCAGACCAAAAACCATCCAAAATTGAAGCACAATACACTCCATCCGCGACTGGAGATTTGGTTGTAGAAAACGTTGGTATTTTCACTAGTTTTGAAAATGTTCCAGTTTCAAGTGTCAACCCTGGTTATATTATCATTGATGATGAAATTATCAAATATACTGGAGTAACTACTTCTACGAATTCTTTACAAGGAATAAGTAGAGCGCAAGATAACACTATTGCTGAACAACACTCAATCAATGAACCAGTATATAAGTATGAAATGAATGGTGTTTCTCTCAGAAGAATCAATAAAAAACATGATTTTTCTGAAGTTAATCACTCACTATTCCCAATTGATATTGATTCCTATCATATCAAGATTGATGCATCTGAGTCTGGAACAGACAGAACTACTGGAAATGCCAATTCATTCCCAGTTCTATTCTTCAACGAAGATAAGAAGTGTGGTTCTTATGATCAATTATCACTTAAGAATTCTAATAGAACTCCACATGCAACCCAAAACATCCCATTTAATGCTCTAACCCCTAATCTACAAACTGCAATTCCCGAGGGAACTACAGTTTCCGCGAAAGTTAGAACTTTCTCTGGAGGTTCTCCTGATAATCTCACTCAAGTATCATTCAATGATCAAGGATTTGAACCTATTAGTTTAGAGAGTACTAATTTCTTCGAGACCCCAAGAATAATTTGTTCCAAGGTCAATGAAGATGAACATCTGCAAGATTTCCCTGGTAAGAAATCATTCACAATTGAAGTTTCTCTTGAAACCACTGATCCAAAAGTTTCTCCAATGATTGACCTAGATAGAGTCAATGCTATTTTAACTACAAATAGAATTAACTCTAAGATCACTAATTTCTCTACTGACGGTAGAGTTAACTCCTTGACAGAAGATCCAAGTGCAGCAACTTATGTTACTAAGATCATTAAACTTGAAAAAGGATCTGATAATTTGAAAGTATTCTTTGATGCATACAGACATTCTAGTAATGACATCAGAGTTCTTTACAGATTGTTTAGAACAGATACTGATGAATCTAATCAATCCTACGAGTTGTTCCCTGGTTACAAAAACCTTGATGCAAATGGAAATGTAGTTAGTGTTGCAGATAATGATGGTTTACCAGATAAGATCGTCGATTTCTCTAACACTGATGATGATTTTAGAAGTTATGAGTACACTGCGAAAAATCTTCCACTATTCAATGGATTCCAAGTTAAAATCGTTATGAATGGAACTAATTTGGCAAAAGTTCCTCTGATTCGTGATCTCAGGGTTATCGCAACTGCTTGATATGGAAAAACGACCAGTTAAAGACATTCCTGGGTTATTTCGTTTAGACAGCGGAGCAATCGTAAATTGCTCCGACTCTGAATATAATAATTATATGGAAGCAAAAAGACTCAAGTTAAAAGAACTTGAAGAAAAACAAAGTGAAAAAGAAGAAATCCAACAATTAAAGTCGGATGTGGAAGATTTAAAAGACATGTTAAAACTGGTCTTAAATAAATTGGATAAATAGCTAAAACTGTAAGTTCTAATAATGGCGGCAAGGAATGTAAATCTAGTTCTTGAGCAGGGTGTTGACTTTCAAGCCACTTTTACCATTAATAACGCATTTAACAATGCACCTTTGAATCTTACTGGTTATACTGGAATCTCTTCCATAAGAAAACACCCATCCTCAACAACTGCGTACCCACTGACAGTATCTTTTCCAGATCGTTTGAAGGGAAAGGTAAAAGTTTCCATGGGATACACTGCCTCAAGTGCAATTGAAGGTGGTCGTTATGTCTATGATTTAATTTTGGTGTCCACGAACGATTACAGAACAAGAGCTGTTCAGGGTAATGTTCTAGTAACCCCAGGTGTTGTCTGATGTCAGAATACGTAGTATCAGTAGATCAAAGTCCAGAATATGATGTTGGTGTCAATTATGAGATACCATCAAAATCTATTCAGAATGCTAATCTTATTTTAGATCATCTGAACTCGCAGTTCGATGGATCAAAGACATTATTTGCACTAACTCATAATACTAATGTTTATGCTCCTATAAACGATCAACAAATACTAGTTGTAAAAAACAATCTAGTATTGGAACCTATTGAAGACTATAATGTTTCTGGAAGCAACATACAATTTACTGTTGCTCCTGTTTCAACTGATGACATATTCATTGTTGCTTTACAGTATACAGCTGATCTAACCAGAACAGTTAATTTTATTGTAGATTCTGGATCTGCAGATATGAATACGGGTTTGAAAGGTTCACTAACACTAGATGTAACTGGCACTATTGAACACGTTCAAATAATGTCGGATCAAGTTGGTAGTGTTCAGGTGGATATTAAAAAATCAGATTATACATCCTTTCCAACAAGCAATAGCATAACAAATAGTCAATATATCAGTATAAGTAACGGACAAATTGTCAGAGATGACACCCTAAATAATTGGGATAATATAATCCGATCGGGTGACATACTGCAATTTGAAGTCATTTCGGTCAGTAATATCAGGAGATTTCTAATCTCTTTGAAATTAAATTTATAAATAACAATAGTTATTTCATCTGTAGCCAAGAAGGGAGTTGTTTTAAATGGCACTATTAGTCCCCAATATTGGAGAACTTGAATCACTAAGGTACTTGGTTGCAAATAACAACCACGTTCCTACTCTTGGTGATCAGTCCCCCAGAAACCTTGTTCTCAAACTGTTCACATCGAACACCACCCCAGCGGAGTCTGACGTACCTTCGCCAACTGCATATTTTGAACCATATGGTGTAGGTAACACCAATGCATATGGTTATGCACCTACAACTGGTTATCCGTTCTGCGTAAATAACAGAACTGATCAGTCGTATACCCAACAAACAGGTATTCTTCTTAACGGTTCTCGTTGGACCATTGCTCAGGTTGGTTCTGGTACTACTGCAACGTATCCAGAGCAAACTTTCACATTCGATGGTGCTGCTGGTGACGTATACGGCTACTACGTTACTCGTGCTAACAACATGCCATCTACTGTACAAGGTGTTGTACATGGAGCGGATGTTGGTATTGGAACCACAGTAAGTCTTGGAAACAACTCTGACCCAGTTATCGGTGTTATTGGTAACTCATATCTCACAGTTGATGCTAACCAGAGTGTCGATGACATCACTCTTGGAATGGTTGTTGGAGGTAACGCTGGTATTGTAACGGGAACTAAGGTTATTGGTGTTGACAGAGCACTGAAAGTTATCTATTTGGATAATGCACTGATCGATAACATTCAGGTTGCAACCGATCCCGATGTTACATTCAGTTTCTCCAAGATTACCGCAACTAACCACGGATTAGTCGCTGGTGACATCATCTATGTTGCTGCAGGTACTGCAAACACCACTACTGCATCTGCAACTTATACTGTATTTGATGTACCAAACAACAACGAGTTTACAACAACTCCTGCACTCAACCCAACTCAAAACGCTGTTGGTGGTGCTGGAACATGTACTCTCTACTCTAGCATCATGTATGCTGAGAGATTCACCAACGGACCATACACGATCCAAAACAACGGTGACCAAATTAAGATCACACTGAATGTCGCACTTGACTGATATTATATCTTTTTTCTTAATTTAATAGTTTTGAATTGTGAGGGGGTTGCTTATTATGAAGCGATCCCCTCCTTTGTGATCTCTAAACTATATGTTAGGTCGTACTGATGCCAAGCGTCTATAAGTTTAATCTGGAACAAGCGGATTTTCCTTATGAACAGGAAGATTATGGAACTCTTTCGGGTTCTGTATCATCTACTGTTGATTATGGAAGTGGTTTGCCTGTTCAGAATGAACCAGACTATAGTACAGACCTTTATTATCCCCCAACTCCAACTCCCCCTAATCCGCCAGGGTTACCATACTTAAATTTCGGATTTATTTACGAAACTCAGGATCAATATCCTGGCGGCGGTCTCACTACAAGTGGATTTGTTGGAGAAGCTAAAACTACTAAAGATTACACACCCCCACTTGATCTTTACATCATTCTTGCTGGAGAAGTACTCAAGAAACTTGTTAAGGTCTGGGTTGGTACTGGTCAACTCTTCGAGATAAGAGAAGACGGCGGTATAAGATTAATAAGACAAACTGGCGAAGCTTCGGGAACTCTCCGATTCGACGAAAGCACCGTGGGTGCTACGGAGAAAGTCTCTTTTGACCCACCAGAGAACAACCAACTATACAGCATTTCGGGATCTTCTGTTGAGAAGTTTGTAGCTAATACTCCAGAAGATACCATATTGTTCTCTGCTGGTGGCGTTGGCCTAACCAGACAAGAATGGAATTACGGTTACTACGGAGACGATAACGATCCTGGTACATCGGGTATTATTACACTTGACGCAGGTTCTGTACCTACAGGTGTTGTATTCCGTGCAGATTGGGTTGGTGCTGGATCACTATTCAGTCTTGGCGAGAAAGACGAAAGAGTAACTTGGAGTTATAACGAATCTTCTGTTGGATTTGGTACAGAAGATTGGGGTTATATCTACGAACAGGCAGCTCCAATCAATTGGGGACTTATTACCGATCCCGTTGGTGGAACTGATCAGAACTGGGGACTTATTACCGAAACGGATTTCACCGAATTACCATTCGGCACGATCCTCTTCGATCAGACTGTAGAAGGCGATACAAGACTATTATATCTCTATCAAGTTACTGGCGCTGGTACTTCTGGTGGTATCACCATCTCAGGCAGACCTCTCGTCCACCCAGAGGTCGATTACACGCCTCATTATGGTATTGACCAGAATATTGGTATCGGGACCACTGGCATCCAAATCAGTGGTAATGCACCAGAACCCATTAGGTCCTTTGGATATGAGGCTTCTGGTAATATCAAATTCTTACGATCCGTATTCGAGGGTAGTAATCTCACTCTTGATGGATCAACTCCAACATTTGATAGTGATCAACACTATTGGGATTCCACTCAGGGTACTGCAGCCAAAGAAAGGTTTACTGGAGATCCCCCAGAAGGCGTTGTACTTTACACCGCTTCTGGCACTGCAGCTGAGACATTTATTGCTCAAACTCCAGAAGATGTCGTTCTCTTCAAAATATCTGGAGAAATTGAAGAACCTCTTCTCACGTTCAGTGAAGTTGGTGTTCCTGGAATTATTACTCTCACAGGAACAGCTGTTGAACGTCAGACTGATGATTATGAAGGTGTCGGAATTGCGACCTTCATTGGAGATGCAGCCACCAGACCGATTGGTGTATTTGGTCAAAACGGTACTTCTACTGATGGTGGTGGTATTACCATCCTCGGCGAACTTAACCATCCAAATATTGATTACACGCCACATTATGGTATTGACCAGAATATTGGTGTTGGTACAACTGGTATCCTGTTCTCTATTGGTCCAGGTGGATTTGATATTCTCGGAAATCCAATTGGTGGAAGATACTACTCACCAATTTACCCAGGTAATGCAGGTGGAGTTGAAGGACCTGGTAGTCCTGGTATTGGCACCTTCAGACTTAATGATAATAGAGAACTTACTGTCACGAGAGCTCTATTACCATACTTTGGTAGAGGTACTATTAATGTCACAGGTATTGCTTCTGAGGCATTTGGCAATCAAGTCGATGATGATGTAAATGTAATCCTATACAACATAAGTGGAGACGCTATAGAGCGTCCTGTTCAGGTATATGGTTACTATGGTGATGATCGTGATCCAGGCACTTCTGGAATTATCACCCTATCCACCCAAACTACTGAAACACTAGAGAAAGTTGCGTATGATTATGTTGGATCTGGAAATGCCAACTTCTCTGGTGCTGCTTCTGATGTCAAGTTAGTAACTGCATACGAGGCATCTGGAACTCTCTTCGTTCAGGGAGGATCTGCAGAGGCAACAACTGCAGATCCTGCAGATGAAACAGTACTTTATACTTTCTCTGGAAACGCTCTAGAATCTTACAACAGAGCTCCTGTTATTGGATCAGGAACGCTGACTATAAGTGGTGCTGCTTCCGATATCAAGACTACCATTGATGAAGTCGGATCTGGTACGCTTGAATTTAGTGATCGTGCTATTGCTCGGGTTAGATATATTCCTTCAATCTTTGGCAGTGTACTGTTCAAAGTTGGAACGAATCTTGATATTACTTGTGATAGTGATATACTTGAATGCGATTACTTTAGTGATGCTCTATACTCACTCACTAAAGATCTTACTGATGAGAATGAAACTGCATCTCTCACAGTTTCTGGTTCTGCTGGAACTAGAGAAGTTGATCTATTCCAAGATTACACAACCACAGGAAATCTTACATTCTCCAGTTCTGCTACAGAAAGGTTTGCATTTACTCCAGAAACTTCTGGTACGCTATCCATTACAGGAATTGCAGAAGAATCTTATTCGAGAGCGAACTTCTCTGGTTCTGGAACATTCTCCACTCTCAATGGAGCTGCAGAGAAATTCAGATTCAATCCAGTTGGTGGAACTATTCTTTATGACATTGGTGGATCTTCTACTACAAGAATTGAAAAAGAATACACAGCAGTTGGACTTGGATTCGCAACGTTCTCTGGTTCTGCAGAAACTAGAATTGAAAGAGAACTTAGAGTTTCTAACACTGTCCTATTCCAAGTTTCTGGTGAACTTAATCATCCAAACATTCAATATATTCCCCACTATAGAGGTGGCGGAACAATCACCATACTTGGATCTGGGGATGAATCTATTGCCAGAACTCACAAAGGAACGGGAGGACTATTCGGTCTTGCGTCTGGACTCGAAGCTTATGCACGTACACCTTACATCGGTGTTGGTACAATTTATATCGGTAAGTATGATCCTAATGGTGAGGCAGCTCAGGGTGCTGGCGGACTAGGTGGTCTTGCGGGTGGTGGACTATCAGGTGGCGGAACAGAAAAACGCAACTTTGAACCACCAAGAACATTTGTGTCCATAATTTAAGATACTAAATATATCAGAGAAAGTAGTAGTTGAAGAGCACGTCGTACTATGACCAAACAGGTACAACTAAGAAGGGGTACAGCAGCCGAACATGCTGTTTTCACGGGTGCGGTCGGAGAACTAACAATTGATACCACTAATGATGTTGCGGTAGTACATGATGGGGTGACTCAAGGAGGTATTCCTCTAGTTGGAACCTTAGCCGAACAAAAAATATTAAATAAAACTGCAATTGGTATTGGAACCGCATCTTTAGATGAAGGTCTTTATGTAACTGGTGCATCGACATTTAGGGGAGATTTATTTGCAGTACCAGACCCCACATTAGTCTATGCCGGTATTATTTCGTATTTCCCTAACCAAAATACTGTAACTGGTATTGCTACTGCTGGTGTTGAAGTAGGTAATTTACTTTCTGTAGCTAATCAAATTCACATTGGAGTTGGCGCAACTTTAGGTGCTGGATCAACAAGCTCGGTTGTTACTGGCATTGGACAATCAACTATTACTCTTGCAGATACATTCGATACTGGTTATTTCATAGCAACTACTGGTCGTTGGGATGGATATGATGATGGTACTGGAAATGGAACAAATGTAATTTCTGGTATTAATACTGCAGGTATTATACCCTCTCAGAGAGTTGTTGGTGCTGGAGTTTCAGACAATACTAGAGTATTCCAAGTTAATGTTAGCGAAGTTGTACTTGATACTAATGGTCTTAACAGTGTATCAGGTAACACCTTACAGACAGGTAGTTCCACTGCAGGAAGCGATGTATTATCGGTTGATGATACAGCAGATGGCATTTCTGTAGGACAAGTAGTTACTGATGACACAAACGGAACTGCAAATATCCCTGCAGGAACTACTGTTGTTGAAATTCTTTCTTTAACTTCAGTTAGAATTAGTAATAATGCAATTCTTTCTCAAAGTAGTGATTTTAGATTTACCCAAGATACTCTTTTCACATTTGCTGAGTATTCTCAAATTACTTTTGATGCTTACGTAGATACTATTGGTATTGGTAGTATCAAAGCGGGCGAACTAAATCTCACTAAAAGCGCTAAAATTGAAAAGAACCTTGAAGTTACTGGTGTAGCTACTGTTGGAGCTGGTTTATCTGTAATCGGTGGAGATTTATTCTCGCAGGGCCAAATTGTAGGTCAGAATAATGCTATATTTGCTGGAAATGTAACCGCAGTTAATGGATCCTTTGGTGGTGCTGTTACTGCTATTGGACTTACTGCAAATAATTATGTTGTAGGTAATACGGGTTACTTCGATGTTTTAGATGCGGGTGGATTCAGGGCCAATTCTGGTGTTATAACTGGAATGACCGTAAATAATTTAAATGTTAACTCGGGACAATCAACAAGTCATACAATCGATCAACTGACTGCAGGTACTGCAAATATAAATGGCACTCTAGCCGTAGCGCAGACTGCAAACTTTAATTCCAATCTTAACGTTTCCAATGGCAATTTCTTTGCTAGTGGTAATGCAAATATTGGCGCTTCTCAGGATATTGGTGCTGACTTAAACATTGCTGGATTTACTACAGTTGGTACGGGACTAACTGTAAAACAAGGAGCTACGATAGGTGCTGCAGTTACTATACAGTCTGGAAATCTTGAACTTACTGAAGGTATTCTTGAGGCTCATTCAGTATCTATCGGTACTATTAGAAGATATAAAGGTTACGATTTATTCGTAGAACCCAATGTTAATATTGGTGGAGACACAGGACATGGTATTCTTACTTCCAGATATATTGTTGCTAATAACACTGGAAATCTAACCAGAAGTGGTAACACTATCGATGCATATCCATTTGAAATTACTGGTGTAGATACCTCAAGACTTTTCCGTGGAGATAGAGTTGCTGCTGCAGGAACTGTTAATGTTTATACAATAGGTGCAGAACCAGAAATTATTGACATTGGTTTTGGAACTATCTTTGTAAGTCAACCAATTCAAAGAACTGATTACCTGGTTGGGGTTTCAACTGGATATCTCGATGGTATTGGAACATCAATAATTTCTGGTGTTGACACTTCTGGTGCATTAGTTGGTTATGCAGTTTCCATGGATGGTGGTGTAATTGGTAAGGGAACAACAATTACCTCAATCGGTAGTGGAACACTTACTTTATCAAGTGCAGCGACTAACACCAGAGATGAACGTTATACTAAGAATGGAGCGGTTAGTTCTGGTAGTTCTGTAATTACTGGTATTAATACTACTGGTATAGAAATTGGAGATACTATATCTGGAGGTTCTTTCAGCGCACCATTACCTATTGTTGGTTCTATTGGAGTTGGAAGTATTGTAATTTCTTACAATGCAGGATTCACCGATGCCTCTGCTTCTCTAACATTCACATTATTCAGAAGTGTTGGATTTGGAAATGCTACTGGAATCAGCTCTTCGTTTATTATCAGTAATCCAAACTACGGAAGATTTGAAGGCACTCATCTAGAAGTTGAGAGAGTAGGAACTATTAATGTAACTGCTGGTGATATTACAGCAGGAAGTGGTATTATTACTGATTTAGTATCTAAAAATCTAAATTATGACGTTTCTTATGGTGGTACTGCTTATATCAATACTGGTATCATAACAGATCTCAATATCACTAACTCTGTAATTGGTGAAGTTGGTATTAGTACTTCCTTTACAGATCTTTCAAACTTTGATGTTGGTATCGGTACTGTACTTCACGTAACTGATGTCTATGCAACCAATGTTTATGCAAACGTTGGTATTGCAACTGCTCTTGATACTCCACTACTACAAGTAGGAACTGCAAATATTGCTGCTGGTATTATTACTGCTGCGGGTATTAGTAGTGCTGTTATCGACAAGGCAGAAATTAACACTGGTATTATTACTGCTGCGGCTATAGAAGAGGTTACAACTCCTCTTGCATACATTAATTCTGGTATCTTTACTGATGTCAACGTAACTACTCAAAATACCAACGAACTAAGATTCAATACTGGTTTTGGTACTAACTTGACAGTCAGTGAAAATCTAAACGCAACTAGAATTACTGCAACTGACACTGTTTCTCTTGGTTCTTCTGTTGGTATTGGTAGTGTAGTTATCGATAATGCTTTCGTAAATATCTTTACTGATATTGGTGTAAGTACTGCTAGATTTGATAATCTATATTTCAACAACGGTATTGGTACATACATAGGACTCACTACTGGATTTGCATCTGGTTTAGGTATTCACAGTGTTTATGCAAACACGGGTATCTTTACCGCAATTCAAGTTCAAGGAAGTAGCATTGCAAATTCTGCAAACTTTGACCGTGCAGTTATTGGTATTCTTACAGTAACTGAAGATATTTTTGGTGTTGATCAAAAGAATACTGGTGTTTCTACCTTTGGAACCGCGACCATCAATGGTGTAGGTCAGACTACATTCCACATGACTGGCGATATGAGAGTCAGTGGAGAGGTCAAGATTGGTATTGGAACTACTGGCATTACTATTGATGGAGATTCTACTGATATAGTTGGTGTCAGTACCTTTGTAGCAAATGCTGGTATTATGTCATCCTTGACAATATCTGGTATTAATACAACTACAGGTCTTTCCAGAAATGTGACCCTGAAGACTTCTTCTTCTGGTATTGCAACGGATTATACACTAACTTTACCTGCAAGACTCGGTAAGGTTGGTCAGGTTCTTTCTCTACAAGAAGATAATACCATTGGATTTAACACTGGTGGTCAGGGTCTGTATGAAAACAGATATTATGTATCCGCAGTTAACGGTGATGACACTAATGATGGTAAGACTCTTCCAACCAAGTCAATTAGAAGGGCTGCACAGTTAGCATCCTTCGATTCATTCGTAATTCCAGGTCAGAGATATCTGGATGCTGGTGATTTGATGGAGAACAACAAAGACTTCATTGTTGATGAAGTTGTTGGTAAAGTTGAATTTAACTATGAAAATATTGGTGTTTCAACTATCTTCCCAGACTATGATCAGGCCATTTGGAAGACTTATGTCGGAGACACATTAGATGATCTAATCTATAACATCAGATTTGGTGGAAATAACCAGATCAGATCACGCGCTGTAGGTTTTGGTACTACTACTTTCTCAACCACTACCGAACCTGCACTGTATGCTTTTGAATATCTGAGATATATTACTCAGTATGTTGTTAATAACCAAACTCCACCAACATTCTACAGTGATCCTTCTGTAACTCAACAGACTTTTGACTTAACGATCACTCAAGATCCAGAAAACAATAATGCAAACTATTTCAATAGAAATAAGAGTGCAAGAATTCTTCTAAGTGGAAACAGACAAGAAATTATTGATAAGTCACTTGCATCCGTCGCAATTGGCGTTACCGATGTTCCCTCGTTCTACTTCCCAGGTGATGACGGTCCTGTAACTGATAGATCCAGATTCTACACTGCATATCGTCTAATCCAGAAGAATAGACAGGAAATTATTGATTATGCATGGGCAGCAACTGTTGCAACATATCCTGGCATTTCTTCTACAGAAACTAAGTGTAAGAGAGACCTTGGATACTTTGTTGATGCAATTTCGACTGATATCTTCTGCGGTAGTAACGAATACGCAAGAAGATTCATGGGATTCTACTTCGATGCGAATGGAAACCCAACAGGAAATGGTTTACTTGGAGAAGAAACCGAATCGGTATTTGCATTTACAGAAGCCGCAGTTGGTATGTCCTCTGCAGTTTGTAACCTACTTGCAGTAACAGATCTAACTGCACCAAATGATCCCCTCACAGGAAATAATAATACTGCATCTAACTGCGCTAACGTAAGATCTACAATCACCACACTGACTGGTATTGTTACCACAACCGTCGCAGCAGGTTCTACTTCTGGAATCTCCACTACTCCAAACTATGGTTACTTTGTCGTTGATTATGAAACCAACGTTCGCGGAAACGTAGGTATTGCAACTACCATGGTCACGGGTGGTAGAAAGTGTGCAAGAGACCTTGGATATATCATTGATGCAGTCACAATGGATATATCGTTTGGTAGTAACCAACATATTCAACGTGCAACTAAGTTCTACTTTGATGGTGCTGGTAATCCTAAGACTGATGGATTGGTTGCGGAAGAAGCGATTTCTGGTTATGCATTTACAAGTCTTGCCTACTATGCTAAGAAGGCAATTACTAACCAGTTAAACTTCCAAGACTTTACCAGACCATTTGATGCTGGTATTGGAACTAATAAGGGTGATCTGGTTTGTGCAAACACCCAAGCATCGATTGATAACTTAGTTGGTATTCTTACTACTGCAGTTCTTAGTGGATCACTAGCAGGCATTCCAACCTCAATTAACTTCGGTGTTGCAGATTGTGCTGATGTAAGAGAGTCAATCTTCAACTACGTCGGTATTGTTACAACTGCAGTTAGTGGAATCGGTTCTATCCCAGCACTTAATAATCCACAAACACAGTCACAACCAGTTTGTATCTTCGTTGAGGCTGGTAACTACGAAGAAGATAACCCAATCATCCTTTATGATGATATCGCAGTTGTTGGTGATAACCTAAGAAACACCATCATTAGACCTAAGAACCAAGGTAAGGACCTCTTCCGTGTAAGAAACGGTATGTATCTGACTGGTTTCGCGATGAAGGATGCGATTGACGCTGCAGGTATTCCTCAGTCTACTTGGAGATTCGCAGTTGCATTTGACGATCCAGCAGATACATCGGTCTCCAGAACTGGTTATGCAACCAAACTGGATAAACCAATTATCAGTAGATCTCCTTATATTCAGAACTGTTCGATTCTTTCTTTCCTTGGAGGTAACGGTATTCTGGTTGACGGTGCTAAGGTACAGTCACCAAACACTCCAATTATTAAAGAAGAAGTAGAACTCAACGCAGACAGTGTACAACCTGAACAGGGTAAGTCCATGGTTGCTGCGGCATTCACCATGGTTTCCTTCGGTGGTATTGGTTGGCGTGTTATCAACGATGGTTATTCTCAGGTTGTTTCCTGTTTCCAAATCTTCTGTAGATATGGTTCACTTGCACAGTCTGGTGGTTATCTCTCAATTACTAACTCCGCAACTAACTTTGGTTTCTACTCTCTAAGGGCGACAGGATTCTCTAGAAACTCCTTTGTCTTCGATAGAGGTAGAATCGCTGCAACTGGTACTGCAGGTGGTCTACAGACCCTTAAGGCAGTAGGTTACGGACGTTCTGACATCGATAACTATGTTCTTAGATTCTTCGATGATGGTTTAGTAGATAGAACTAACCTATTCAAACCCACTACAACTCAGAAGGACTTTAATGCAGCAACTGCGGTCAACACGGTTGCAGAAACTCTCACAATTACTAACCACGGATTTACCAATGGTGATCCTGTTGTTTACAATGGAGATGAGGACGCACAACCACAAAGAATTATCGGTGGTCTTGTTAATGATAACCAGTATTATGTTGGTTACATTGATGCAAATACCATTCAACTCTATGAAGATGATTCTCTTGCACTTCTAGTTGATCTACAAGATACTGGTGGTGGCGGTATCCACACCTTGACGAAGGCAGCACAAGACTTCTTCGCAACTCAGGTTACTGATGCACACAACTCTTATCAGATGTTGACCTTAGCGGGTGTTGGTTCTACTGCTAACTTCCAATCGGGTAGACTTATTCAACAGAGTGTTGCTAGTGGTACTGCAATTGGTTACGCTGTAACTTACTACAATGATAGTAGAGAGCTCTTAGTCGGTCTAGAACTATCTGGTGGTATCAGAAGACCATTCGCAATTTCCGATGGTGGTAGTAACTTAACAGTTACCGATCATACCTCACCAAACCCAATTGCAATTGGCATTACTGTTGTTGCAGGACTATCTACTTATTGGACCGTTGAGTTTAAGGTTGACTCTACCACAACTGGTAACCAGATTCTCAATATCGCAGATCTACCTGAAGATTATAGACTACACTTCCACAGACCATCCATTGTTAACTCTTCTGCACATACATGGGAATACTCTGGTTCTGGTATTGACTATAACGCTCTACCAGAAAATGGAGGTAAAACCGATCCAAATACTGAGCAGGTCTCTGAACTTGGTGGACGAGTTTACTCCTCAGGTACTAACGAACTGGGTGACTTTAAGGTTGGTGATGCAATTACCGCATTCAACAGAACAGGTAATATTATCTTTAACAACACCGTTACCATCGGTACATTGGATTCTATCCGACTGTCCCTATCTGGTGGTGCTGTTATTGAAGAGTTCTCCACTGATGTTGGTCTTGGAGACAATGAAACTGGTGGTGCTAAGAACACCAGAATTTCAACTCAGTTAGCAATCAGATCGTTCCTCAACAACAGACTTGGTTCTGTTCTTGATAAGACCGTATCAACTAACGCAATTCCAAACGCGATTGTTCAGTTGAATGCAATTGGTCAGATCAACGCTGACCTAGTTCCACCAAGATCTGTAAATTACTTCAGATCTGATTTTGATGGTGGTAGAATTCAACTCGTTAACCTGATTCCTGCAACTAATCTCAATCAGGGTGACACCGTTGTTGAACCAACTGACTCCTTCGTTCTAATCTCCGACTTGATCGGACAATACCTAATTCTTGATTCTACCAATGACGCTGGTATTGCACTTACAGACTTTAGTTTCACTAACGGATTTGAAGTTGTATCTGCGGTTACTGGTGGTGGTGCAATTGGTCTTGTTACCGCACCTCCAGGAGTTGGTGTTGGAACTGGAGTAACAACTGTGGATCCTGCAGTTGGTTATGGTACAACTGGTTTAGTTAAGGGTGTACCACTTGCAGTCACCAATCTACAAGGTGGTTCTGGATATTCCAACCCAGGCATTTACACTGGCGTAAGACTGGATCAATCTTCTGGTATTGGCACTGGAACAAGTGCTAAGATTACCATTGGACCTTCTGGTAACGTAACAAATGTTGCTATCCAAACTGGTGGATTTAGATATGCAGTTGGTGATACTCTAACCCTGAATGATCCAAGTGTGATCGGAGGTAGAGTTGGTGGATCTAACTTTACAATTGATGTTGGTGAAGTTGAAACAAGACTGTATCTTGCTCTTCAAGAAGGCACCGCAGGTACTCAGAAGTTCCCTGGTAGTACTGTTCTTCCAGATTACATCGCTGATGAAAGTGCAGTTGGATATTCAACAAACATTGGTATTGCAGTAACTGAGACATTCACTCCAACCGACTATCTCGTTTCTGGTAACATTGACTTTGCGAATGATCGTATTGTTCTTGGTTCTGGACACCCATTTGTTGATGGAGACCCAGTTCTTTACAAGACGAACGGTGGTGTTGTAGTTAGTGATCTACTCGATAATGAAATTTACTACATCAAGACGGTTGGTATCACATCAGTTCAACTGTATACCACTTACGCACTTACAACTGTCAAGTCCCTACTCAGTTCTGGTACTGGAACTCACTCTCTAACTAGAGCGGGTATTACAACTCAAACTGATCAGATTGTATTTAAAAATCACCCATTCACTCAAGGTGATGCAATTAGAATTCAACCAGGAAGTGCTGCACCAATTGGTGTTACAACTGGAAACTTCTACTACATCGGTTCTAAGACTACCAACTCCTTCACACTACACACCACAAGAAATCAGGCAATCGGTTCTGTCAATGGTCTTATCCTTAACACTATTGATCTAGACGCTACATACGGAGCAAACGTTGGTGTCGTAACCTTCCAGGAACAAAATGTTGTTTACACTAAGTCGGTAAACACTTCTTCTTCAGACGTTAGTAACTTCTCTCTACTTTCCTCCAGTTCACTCGACGCTCAAAACATCATTTCTGGTGTATTTGATCCTGCTAGACTGGGTTCTGGAACTGCAAACGCAGACGTTGTTCTTTACGGTGATTCTTCCTTCAAGAAGGTTATTAAGTCCGTTGGTATTGGAACAACTCAACCAATTGGTGTAACTTACACCTCTGCAGATCTGGCACCTGGTGGTGTAGGAATCAACACCTACTATGGTGATATTCAAATGACTCTCAACAGAGTTGTTTCTACTCCAGATGATTATTCAACCCTTGGTATTTCCAAATTTAAGTTGAGTACATTTGCAGTAGGAGATGATGGTGCGATAACAATCAGATCTTCTACAAATAGTGGTGATATTGACGCTGCGACCCTTGGTGGACAGAATGGTGCATATTACTTAGATATTAACAATAGTACTGGACAACTTTCTATCGCAAGAGGTGGTACGGGCCTAGGCGCGTTACCTGGTAACGGTAGTATGTTGATTGGTAATGGTTCTACTTACACATTGACTGGAAGTCCAACACTTTCTGGAACAATGTCCGCAGGATTCACAGTCCTCGGTGGTAAGGATATTACCTTCACCAACTCCGCTTCATTCACTGGAGATGCATCGGGTAGAATTCAACTTTATAACAATTCACTCTACCTCCAGTACAACACTTCAATTATCTTCAGAGAGTCTACTGGTAGTACCGATGTTGCAAACATCAACAGCAGTGGAGATCTAACCTCTATTGGTGACATGCAGTTCCGTAGAGGAACCTTCACCCAGGCAACTGGAACCGCACCATTCAGTGTTTCTTCTACCACACTGGTTAATAACCTGAACGCAGACCTACTTGATGGTATTCAGGCATCATCTTTCGTAAGAGCTGATGCAAATGATACGGTTGCAAACAACCTGAGTTTCACCTCAGTTACTACTCCAATCACAACGAACTCCATCAAGTTCAATAACTCTGAAATGAGTTCTTCGTACTATACGGAGGCACAAGGAGTACTTGCATTTGACGAAAACTTCTATACTGATTCTCAATATGGTTCAGAGGCCACCGCGCCCGCGCAAACCTTCACCACAAACGGTGGCGGTCTTGTAGTCAAGAACGAAGATGGATGGGGTGCAGTTCTTTCCTCACAAAACATCCGTTGGTGCGAAGGTAACTTCGCTAACCTACAGATCGGTGGTAACCAGGTATTCCACACTGGAAACGACGGTTCTGGATCTGGTCTTGACGCGGATACCGTTGATGGAATCGAAGGTGCATCACTCCTCAGATCTGATGCTGCAGATACTCTGGATGCAGTTCTAACTGTTGGTCAAAACGGAAGAATTGACTTCTCAGACATCTCTACTGTACCTGATAATCCTACAAACCAACAGGCAGATTACATCAGATTTGGTTCTAACGGATCTATCTCACAGGTTTCTGGTCGTGGCGGTTTGATGATCTCATCATCTGATGATGGTATGGTCATTGCAAACGGTGATGTTGGTAGAGGATTCACCGACTCCAATATTAATATAGACATTGAAGATACCTTCATTCTTTCCGACTTCAAGATTGAGTTGTGGACAAATCTTCAAAATGGATTTGGAAACCAACAAGCGTTTGTCTTCAGAACAGACGGTGAATTTAGAGCTCCTGTAACAGTTCAGGCAAACTCTGATATCAAACTCAAGACTAACCTCAGACCTCTTGAAAATTGCCTAGATAAGATCTCGCGCATCACTGGATATCGTTACGAACGTATCGATCTTAACAATAAAGAACAAATCGGTGTTGTCGCGCAGGAAGTTGAGAAGGAGTTCCCAGAACTCGTAAGTGAGGAGAAGGGAATCAAGGCAGTATCCTACGGAAACCTCGTTGCCGTCGCGTTTGAGGCGATCAAGGAACTCAAGGCAGAGGTTGATACCCTCCGCGAAGAGATCCGCGAACTGAAGGGAGAGTAAGAACTCTCTCATGGTTTATAAATACCTCTAGGAAACTAGGGGTATTTTTTTATGGCGCAACCATCTAGTAGAGCGGAGTTGAAAGAATACTGCCTCAAACAACTAGGTAAGCCAGTCTTAGAAATAAACGTAGATGACGATCAAATTGACAATCTAATTGATGATGCGATCCAATACTTTCATGAGCGTCACTATGATGGTATTGAACGTGTTTACCTAAAACATAAAATAACACCAACCGAGAAAGAAACAATCAAACAGACTGGAATATCCACAACTCAGTCTGCAACTGTTGTTGGTGCAGGTTTGACATCTATTGATTATGTCGAAGGTGTAAATTATCTACCATTACCTGATTCAATTATCGGAGTAAACTCTGTACTTAAGTTAAACTCTAGCACCGTTTCTGACGGACTCTTTAACATTAAGTATCAGTTATTCTTGAATGATGTTTATTATTATGGTGCTCTTGATTTATTGAACTACTCGATGGTCAAGAGATATCTTGAGGATTTGGATCACATCCTAAATCCCCATGCAATGATTAGATTTAATAAAACTAATCATAAGTTATATCTTGATATTGATTGGACTGAAGTTGGTCAGAATGAATATCTAATTATTGATTGTTACAGAATCATTAATCCTTCAGAAGCGACCAAAGTTTATAATGACTTCTGGTTGAAGAGGTATCTTACTGCACTGATTAAAAAACAGTGGGGTATGAATATGATCAAGTTCAATGGCGTTCAACTTCCTGGTGGGGTTGTGCTCAACGGAAGACAAATTTATGAAGATGGTCTTGCAGAAATAGAAAAACTGGAAGAACAACTTAAGAATGAGTACGAGTTACCACCAATCGATTTAATAGGCTGATATGTCTCCACTAAATTCTTATTTTCTCCAAGGATCTCCTGGTGAGCAGAGACTCATTCAGGATTTAGTCAATGAACAGTTAAAAATGTATGGTGAGGACGTACTGTACTTACCAAGAAAGATCATTGGAGAAAATACTGTTATACGAGAAAACACTGCTGCAAAGTTTGACGATAGTTTCAGAATCGAAGCGTATCTGATGAACTATGAGGGGTTCCAGGGTGCAAGCGCAGAACTCCTCACAAAGTTTGGTGTTAGAAATACGGATGAATTAACTCTTGTCATATCAAAGGAAAGATATGATGATTTTGTTCAACCAATTATTGATCAGTTCCCAGTTGGAGAAAGAAAGAAGGCTAAAAGACCTAATGAAGGAGACCTGATCTTTTTCCCTCTAGAGGGAGCACTTTTTGAAATTAAATTTGTGGAAGGTAAAAAACCTTTCTATCAACTCAGAAATCTATATGTCTACGAACTCTTATGTGAGAGATTTGAATTTGAAGATGAGATTATTGACGTTTCACAAGTAGATAATGAAGGATCTACCGTCAATGAGACTGTATCTCAGTTTGGTAATGTTTTAACACTAAATCTTGTGGGTGCATCTGCAACTACCGCAGCTGCTTCTGTGTCTGGTATTGTAACTGATAATCAATATAAGTCTGCACAGTATATTGACTTGATCCATGATGGTGCGTATGTAACTACACCTACAGTAAAGATATCAAAACCTTTCTTTGGTATTGGTGTAACTGCAACAGCTTCTGCAAATCTAAACGTTGATGGAAGTATTTCGTCATTCAACATATTAAATGGGGGAACACAATATGTTAATGGAGCTACTGTAGCCATTTCTACAACTCCCGATATACCAGATGAATATGTTAGAGATCATCAGATTAATGATGTAGAACCTGGTTATGATAGTTATTATTCTTTAAAAATTGATGATAGAGAGTGGCAATTAAATACAACTCGTGGAGTAACAGGACAAAATTCTGTTGGAACTGTTAAATTTTACTATTGGCACTCAGGATCCACCCCAACAAGTGGATATCTTTATAAATCAAACTTTGTAAATGTTAAGTGGACTGCAGATAGTACTGTTAGTGTTGAAATAAGAAGAACAGATAATGCACAGTTTGACACAGCCATCTTAAATGAACCAATATCACTGACTACTGGATGGAATAAGATTGAGTTTAGTTGGGATGGTTCAATATTCTCTTTCTGGAACATCCCTCTTGGAGGTTCTAGAGTTAGACAGTTTTATGACAATCTTTCTGGAACTAATTATGAAAATCAAAAGTTTGTGGATGACAACCCAGTATCTTTAGGATCTACAACTGGAGGAATTCAATACTTTGATCACTTTGAAATATATAGTACTGCTTCGGTATATAATGGTGCAGGCGCTGCATCAACAAGTAGAATTTACTTGGAAAGTTTTGAAAAAGGCGAACAAGCTTTAGCAACTGTAAATGTAAGTGCCGCAGGCATAGTGACGAGTATAACCGTAGATTCTTCTAACATAGGTTATGCATATACAATTGCACCATCAGTAACAATTTCAACGCCAGAGAATGGCATTCAAGCTACTGCGGTAGCTATTATGACAAGTAGAACCGTCAATCAAAAACGAGGTATCGATAGAGTTCTTCTAACAAATCCAGGTTATGGTTATACAGTTTCTCCAACTATTGAATTTATTAGTTCAAATGGATCTGGGGGTATTGCTACAGTTGTAATTAATTCTGGAGTTCTCCCAGTTGTTGCAATTAGTAGTGGTGGTGTAGGTTATACTACCGATCCACAAGTATTCATTGAACCAATATTTGTTGCAGAATCTGTTGGGGTCAGTTCTGAAATTAATAATGCGAAGGCAGAAGTAGTTCGCAATACAAACGGAGAAGTATCTCAGATTCTTTACTCCAACGCTGGTGCAGGTTACACATTCACCCCAGGTATTACATTTACTCTTCCAACATCAGATACTTACGGTTATTACGAATATAACGAAATAGTCACTGGTCAACGTTCTGGTGCAACTGGTTATGTGAGAGAGTGGGACGCTGATGATCGCATTCTTAAATTAGCTACTGTAAATGGAACATTCCAAAGGGGAGAATCTGTCGTGGGAGCCGCAGGAAGTTATAAAGTATCTACTGTTGATACAAATGAATTCTTAGATGCATTTGCAGATAATATAGATATTGAATCAGAAGCTGACGAAATCATTGACTTTAGTCAAACTAATCCCTTTGGAGAATTCTAATGTTTGGAACTTATTTTTATCACGAAATTTTAAGAAAGACTATCATAGCTTTCGGTACATTATTTAATAACATTGAAATTAAACACAAAGATACATCTGGAAATGGATTTAGTCAATTAAAGGTCCCTATTGCGTATGGACCTATGCAAAAGTTCTTAGCGAGAATAGAACAATCTCCAAATCTTAGAAAAGAAGTTGCAATAACTTTGCCCAGAATGGCATTTGAGATGGTGGGTATTTCATATGATCCAACTAGAAAATCTTCAACCATGCAAACTTTTAAGGTTGTAGATCAAAATAATAACAAGATGACTAAGGCTTTTATGCCTGTTCCATATAATGTAAATATTAGATTGTCGATTATGACAAAACTGAATGAAGATGCACTACAGATAGTAGAACAAATATTACCATATTTTCAACCCCACTTTAATCTAACAGTCAATCTGGTTGAACAAATAGGTGAGACTAGAGATATTCCAATGGTCTTGAATAGTATTCAGATGGATGATGATTATGAGGGAGATTTTACTACGAGAAGATCTCTGGTATATACATTGGACTTTACTGCAAAAACATATCTATTTGGTCCAGTGGATACTGGTAACGATAGTATAATCAAAAAAGTTCAAGTCGATTATTATACTAATACTGAAAGAAAAAATGCATCCAGAGAACTTCGTTATGTTGCAACTCCCAAAGCTCTTAAAGATTACAATTCTGACGGTGCAACTCAACTTTCTCAAGATATTGCAGCAAACGTCACCGAGTTTAGTGTTGAATTTGGAACTCAGTTGATTTCTAAGACTTACATACAGATTGGTGAAGAAGTAATGTTTATCAGAGAAATTGCTGGTAATGTTATCAAGGTAAATAGAGGTGAGAACGGTACTATTGCTACCACTCATGAAGCATTGGATTATGTTAATGCAATCAATGCAGCAGATGATGAACTGATTGATCTTGACGATGATTTTGGATTCAACGAATCTACATTCAATTTTAATGATGGAAAGATTTACAGTACAACTAAACAAACTGACGTGGACGCATGAAGTACGACGAAATAGATGATGCTTTAGATATTACACCCACAGAGGTTAAGTCTGAAAAAATTGTCAAAAAAGAACCAGAGGTAACTGAAGTCGTTACTTCTACTCAAGAACAACTCAAAAAAGATTATGAATATACTCGGGGAAATCTCTATTCTTTGATTGAAAAGGGTCAAGAAGCGGTTGATGGAATTTTAGAACTTGCACAAGAATCAGATTCTCCTAGAGCATTTGAAGTTGCAGGTCAACTTATTAAGCATGTCGGTGATGTTGCCGACAAGTTAGTTGATCTTCAGAAAAAAGTAAAAGACATTGAGAAAGACGATGGCAAATCATCTAAAGCAGCAAACGTTACAAACAATGCGGTTTTCTTTGGGTCTACAGCGGATCTCCAGAAATTTCTCAAAAATAATGGAGATTCTAAATAGATAAAGGACATACTTACCTAATATGACCAAAGCTAAATCGTGTCCCCCTGGGAAGTACTGGTGCTATACTGATAAAAAATGTAAAAAAATCCCCATGGGATTTTATGTGGGTCGTGGCGGTTATTTGTCAAGAGAAGATGAGAATGGTGAAGATGGTAAAAAGAACGGTAAAAAAAATGGTAATGGAAATGGCGGTAATGGAAACGGTGGTTCCAATGGCGGCGGCAACGGCGGCGGAGGAAATGGTGGCGGGGTGAGCGAAAATACTATATTAGAAAAACGTGATGGTAAGTCTGCGAAGGATAAGGGTTATTCCCTTCGTGATTGGTTCAAAGGTGGTGGTTGGAAACAAACAGGTGGTAAGTATGACGGTAAACCCTGTGCGAGACAACCAGGTCAAAAAACCAAACCATTCTGTCGTGATGCAGATGATCGCGCTTCAATGAGTAAAGACGAAAGAAATAGGAGAGCTGCTAAAAAACGCAGAGAAGATCCAAATCCCGATAGAAAAGGAAAGGCAAAAATGGTAACCGATTCATACGATTTTTCAAACTGGAGAGACGAGTTCAAAGCACTCGAATTTGAAACAGTTGACATTATTGGAACAGAACCATTGAAACCAACTGAAGGTCTCGGAAGTAAAATGCTTGGTGAGAAGTGTTGGAAGGGATATGAGAAGAAAGGTATGAAGACCATGTTTGGTAAGAGATATCCAAACTGTGTCAAGAAAGAAGAAACAGAAGTCACAAAAGAGGGTGTCCTTGATGCCGCTCTGGAGACTGATAAGAAAATGGGTGAACTTCATAAGAAAGTTGACAATGATGTCAAACGAATGAAGAAGGGTAAGAAGTTCAAAGAAGAATTTGAAACATGTCCAGTATGTGGTAATGATCCATGTCAATGTTTAGAAGGCAACTTGGAAGAGATGGCTTCAGAAAAAGATATTAATAAAAAACTTCAGAAAAAGGTCAACTCTAAAGATCTAAATCCTGCAGAATACATTAAAAATACGAGACTAATGCCTGGTTCTGGTATTATTAAAAAATTACCAGAAGGAAATGCTGGACCAAGCACTCCTGTAAAACAATATGATGGTAAGTTTATGCCTAACCCAGGTGCTGGTAGACCTGGTAAGGTTAGATTAAAACCAGGAACTCCTGCAGCATTAAGACTTGCTCATAAAGAGTATTCTGATTGGAAAACTGAACTTTTTGAAGGTGACGGTGATCATGAGTATGAAATGGCACGTCGTCAACTAGCAACGATTAAAAATGCAGTTTCTCGTCTTGAGAAAAAGATGGGTGAAACTGGAGAGGGTGAACTCAAAGCATGGGTTCAATCAAAACTCACTAGATCTGCGGATGACATCGATACCGTTGCAGATTACATGACCAATGAGCAAGTAGGTCCAGACGCACGGGGAGCAGCGAATCTTAAGAAATGGACTAATATGTCCGCAGATGCCAAAGCAGGAACCCTGGCAAACAGGGCGGCAAATCAAGCAAAAGGCGTCTCAAGAGCAATTGATAATGCAAGACGAAATGCAAAAAATGTAAAAATAACGCCTGGTAGTGTAAACATTCGTGCAGATATTCCTGAAGAACTTGTCCAGGAAGGAGAAAAAGACGCTTGTTACCATAAGGTCAAGTCTCGTTATTCTGTATGGCCCTCTGCATATGCATCTGGAGCACTAGTCAAGTGTCGTAAAGTTGGCGCGAAGAACTGGGGTAACAAGACTAAAAAAGAGGAAGTCCAGTATCTGAATACTGAAGACTATCAAAGGATACAGGAATATGGTAACGTTTACACTATAATAGTGTTATGGAGAGGTAAGTCCCATCGCTTGCAACTTTTCTTCCAGGGTACGGCAAGACCTTCCCGCGATGAAGTTAAGAACGAAGTAGAAAAGATTTACCCAGGTGGAATGGTGAGTTACTACTTCCCCAGTGCCACCGATCCAGGTAAACCAATTATTGTTTCTACAAGGAGTTAATCATGCAAGACGACATCGAACTTTCAAATTTGTCAAAAGCACTTGAATATGAACGTCAGGCTAGAGAGATTGATAAGATGACTCTAACTGAAGCGAGAGAGTTCGCGAAGTCTTATTTAAAACTCTACTTTAAACAACAGGAAGTAATAGGTTCTATAGCAAACATGTGATTTTATGAGTGACGTATATCTTGGTAATCCTAATCTAAAAAAAGCGAATACTCCGATTGAATTTACGGAGGAACAGATTAATGAATGGATCAGGTGTAAGAATGATCCTGTTTATTTTGCGAACAATTATATCAAGATTGTTTCACTAGACGAAGGTTTAACACAATTTCATCCATATCATTTCCAAGAGAAACTGATTAATCGATTTCATGAGAATCGATTTAATATCTGTAAGATGCCACGACAGACTGGTAAGTCTACTACCGTGGTGTCTTATCTTTTGCACTATGCAGTTTTCAACGATAGTGTCAACATAGGTATCCTTGCAAACAAAGCGGCAACCGCAAGGG